AAGGCCGCGCATACTCTTGGCGTCAAAGAAGGGATTATCAAGCGAGGCTTCAATAAATTCAAAGTCAACAGCGGCGTAGTCGCGCGTTTCAGCATCATGCTCGATATTCCAGTGTTTGACGCACACTTGCAGGGTGCCGAACAGCGGATGCACCAGCTCACCCTTGCCGGATTCTTCAAACGCCCTGACAAGGGCGCTGACTTCGGACAGGTAATTGCGGCCCCAAAAGATCGCCCTGACGGGCGTAAGCCGGGCCTTGCGGCCCAAATCTTCCACCTCCGCGCCGGGGCGGTACGGGTATTCATGCACGGCGAGGGATTTTTCGCCCTTGTCGCTGATGCCCGCCACCTGAAACTTGACGCCACGGAACGAGGCGTCAAGCATGGTGGCCCAGGGGGAAGCGACTTCATTCAGGGTGTTCAGCAGGGACATGGGGGCTACCTCCGGGTATCGTCGCGCACAAGCCGCCGCGTAACGGCCTCGGCTATGCGGTCGCCGTCAATATCCAGCTTGTTTTCTATAGTCACAGAGATGGGCTGCTGCGCCGCCTGCTGCTGGACGTATTGCAGGGCTTCAAGATAATCGTCGGGCAGGGGGTGCTGGCCCTGTGAGGCTGCCTCGTCTCCCCATAGAGCCTCCCCTGTAGCCTTGCCTGCCATGCCCCCGGAAATATAGCCCATAATGCCGCCAATGATGGCACCGGCGATGTTGCCAATTAACGGGAAAGCGCTGCCAACAGCTGCGCCCATGCCCGCCCCGGCCAGAGCACCGCCAAACTCACCATACGTTTCCATATAGCGGGTATTTTTTTCTGCGGTGGTCAAGCTGGCGTCATTGGCGGTATTGTGGATTTTGAGCGCAGACGTACCCAGCATGATGATTGGGGCCGCCTTGGCGGTCATTTCGGCCCCGGTTAACAGGCCCTTGGCCGCCCCCTGCATGGCGCTGCCGCCACCGAGCAACGATACTGCTGCGCCGCCAGCGGCTGCCGTGGTGGCGGCGGTTGCGCCGCCAACGGCAGCTTGTGCCGCTACGGGGTGCGCCTGCGCCAGCTCTGCGGTATTGCGCAAGGCGGTATTTACAGGGGCTTTCACTCGATTATATACGCCTGTAGTAGCAATATCCTTTTCATTGGCAAGCTGTTGCTGGGCGTAATCTCCCGTGCTTGACATGACATCAAAGGAGGCTTGCGTGCTGCCCTTGGCCTGCTGGAGAGCTTCATGCACTTCCTTGATGGTATCCTTTTGGTTCATGGCCCCCACAAGGCCAAGCAGGGCTTCGCGATCTCGCAGTACCTTGCCCACAGCAGTGCCTTGCAGTATTTCCGCGGCCTGTTCCATCAAAGCCCGCCGCTCGTCTTTATCGCTGGTGGCCGCTATCTTTTTTTGCAGGGCCTGAAAACGTTTGTCTTTGGCGACCACACGGCTTTGCACCAAATCCACAAAGGTGGAGACAGGGTCTTTGCCCTGCATGCGCCCTTTCGCCAACTCTTCTGGCAGGTGAATCTTTTGCTGCTTAAAATTCTTGATAACATCTTCGCTTGTGAGCTTGCCGAGCAGGTTGAAATAGGCGTTGCCTGCCTGGTCATTGCTGCCTGTGACCTGCGCAATGCCCTGCAAATTGGCAAGATGGGCATCAAAGCCTGACATACCCTTCATGCCCTTGCCAGCGCTGATGATTTGCGGCAGCCAGCGCGCCATGTCTTTCAACTCAAACTGCCCGACCTCGCCCGCCTTGATGGCCTTATCCAAGGCCAGTTCGGCTTCATCCGCTGTAAATTGCTTCTGGCTGATGCCCTTTAAAAGGATGTTTGCCAGTTCTTCGCCGCTGGCCCCAGAAGCCGTAGCCCCCTTCATAATGACGGGCAAAAGCTTGTCTTTGGCCGTGGACTCGTCAACAGCGCCTGATGCCAGCATGGCGTTGAGGGTCGCTGCGGCGTCCTCTCGCGTGCCGCCACCCTGGCGGACGGCGGCAACAATGGCGGCATCAAGATCACCCATGCCAGCAATGCGCCCTGCGGCATCGCGATCTCCATAGGCCACGTTGGACATGCTGGCGAGCTGCTTTTCATAGGCCACGGGCTTATCCATCGCAGCCTTGGCCACATAGCCCGCAGCACCCAAAGCCGCCGCGCCGCGCATGGCCGTACCCATGCCACGGCCAAGGATGCGCATTTGCCCGGCGGCATCGCGTACAGCCTGCCCGACACCCTGCATGTTGTTGCGCATGGCAGATGCCTGCCGGTCGGCGGCCTGTATGGCGTCCTTAACCTGCCGGGTATTGCGGGCCGTTGCATCCATGCTGCGGCTGGCATCCTGGGCGGTACGGTTAACTGTGTCCATGCTGCGGGCAGCGTCGGCCGCATCCTTGGCCGTGCGCTGCATGCCCTGGCTCTTGCCGATGGAATCAACGGCAGTGCCGGTTTTTGCAGCGGTTTTGCCCAAAGAGTCCAGAGCCGTACCCGCAGGGCGCGACAGATTGTCTTTAAGCTTCAGTTCCGCTTGTACTTGCAGGTCTGACATGGCGCTTTTTCCATTTGCGCCAGTTCAGGCGCAGGCTTTTGCAGGACGTTGTTTTACTTTTTTGCGGGTAAAGTATGGCCATAAAGGCTTCCAGCTCATCCACGGGCATGGCGCGGACATCCTCCAGCCGAAAGCCCTTGCGCACCAGCGCGGCCTCCGCTATGCGGAGGGTGTGGAGGGGGCCGCGCTGGCGCTGGCGAGCTTTTTTAGCAGATCGGCCTCCGCAGATTCCAGCGCACCATAATCATAGGCGGGCAGATCGGCCAACAGGTCGGCATTGATTTTTTCGGCAGGGATGCTGCCCAGGCGAGTCATGCACTGCGCCCACTTGTAACGGGCGATACGCGCCAGACTGGCATCCGGCCCGGCTTCTTCCAGGGCGTTTTCCATTTCTTCCAGGGTCGGGACGCGCAGCGTGAAGTCTTTATGAAACACGCCGTCACGCTCAAGGCCGAACATGAATTTTCCGTCAACGGTGATGGGCATTGCTTACTCCTTGATTTTATCAACGGCGAACAGTGTCAGATCGCGCTTGGCTTCGCCTTCGCTTTCATACTGGTCGCTCACATCCTGCACCACGCAGCCGGTGTATGCCGTGCGCTGGCCCTTGCCGCTGACCGGGTAAATGACCAGCTTGGCGTCCACAACGTTTGACCAATCCTTTTCCTTGCCGTCTACGGGGATGGGTACGGCCACGGTAAGCTCATAGGTGGCCACGCCCGTGCTGTACCCGGCGATGCGCCGCCTACGGTTCATGGTTTTTACGGGCATGCGGCCAGTGGACTCCTTGGCGCTGAAACTGGCGCACTCGATTTCTTCGCCATCCACCTCAAGGACGACTGCCCCCACATATTCCTGAATAGCCATCGTCGGCTCCTTTTTGGGTTTAACGGGCGGCAAAAAGCAAAGCCCGCACTGCCACAATAGTGGCAGCGCGGGCCGAAGAAAGACTGGCGCGCGTCAGCGGTTGACGTTTTTATTTTATATTTTTGGGACACTGGTCGCCGTATGTGGCGTAAAACTCCCATCCCAATTGTTCAATTAGTGTACGCTCAAAGCATACGCCACGAACGCGCTTATATAGCTCTTTTGGCTTAGCAGATTTAAAAGCACTTATCGCATCTTCTGCTTCGGGGCCTTTACCAAGAATTGTATTTATGGACTGCTGTATGCCCTTCAGATAGCGCACCGGCGTTCCATGAACATACGATACACGCAAACTTTTAACTTTACCGTTCTCAAGAAAAAAAGTTGCTGTAGTCCCCTGGTCGAGGATGAAGGTTTTTACATCTCCTTTATCCAGCACCTGAACACTGTCAAGCGAAAAGACTGCCATCCATTGCGGTTCAAACTTAGACCAAAGTTGTGGTCGCGCATCTTCCGCGAAGGCAGGCACGGCCAGAAGCAAGAACAGCAGGCAGGCGAACAGTTTTTTCATGGTGGGCGGCTCCTTATATGTGGTTGCCGATAGGGTACAAAAAGCCCCCTGCCGAGGCAAGGGGCTGCAATGCTTTGCGCGACAGTTGGCACTAACCGTTACAGAAAAGACAAGCCCCGCGCTGGCGGGGCTTGTTTGTCAGGCGATATCATCCGGCAACGCCGCTAAGCTCATGATTGTGCGTTCGGTTCTTTTTCTTTCATTGATAAGCTTTTTTACAACACGAACTGTCGCGCTTACTTTTGAGCCATGTTGAAACATCTGTCTCCCTTCACGGACTTCATCCAGAAAGGCAGAATCCTCAACGAGTGCGGAGTATTCTGTTTCATCTTCTACGTCATAAAAACGCCAATTCTCTGGCTTACCATCCATATGCGGGGTAAGAACTTCCAAAATTTTTTGACTGTCCTCTTGTGACAAGATACCTGGAGCTTTTGCGAGAACGGCCTTCTTTTCTTCAACGTCTACGGTTGCGGCTTCTTCTAATGCGGGCTGTCCATCTCTGCCGGGAAAGGTAATGGCCCCTTTCAAGGTCATCCTGCTTGCCCCCTCTTGCAGCGGTGCATAGGCTCCATTAATGTTGACGGTAACAGGCGCGCTGTTATTCATAACAACAATATTTGGAGCGACAACTTTCGTGTCTCCATTTGTATTTGTTATCACGATATCTGGCCCCTGTTTTTCCGTTGATACGGGTTTTTCACCGTCAAGAAATTTTTTTAATTCTACAAGTTGTAAGAGCGACTTGGTCAGCTCTGGCACAACTGGAATCAACCCACCAAAAAAATCAAAAACTAGTTTATAGTCAAAGGAACCTTCACGGAACCCACCTTTGACTTTTACAGAGACCTTACAATCCCTACCGTACACAAAAGAACTCGCCTTTACTGCCAACTTGGACAACGATAAAAGAGAGTTACCTAGAACTTCCGCATCAAGTTCATGTTGATCTGCAATACCGCCCTCAATATTAACTGTTAGCTCTTCGCGCCAATCTGGATGAAAAATTTCTGGCATGCTTCCCCCATGTCGTGCAGGTTTTGTTAATAGCCAGTGCCAACTATTACGCAAAAACCTATGCACGACAAGGAGGCCCTAGTCTCTTCCTACAGCAGCAAGTCAACGCGGGCGGCCAGCACATGCAGGCCGTTGACCACGTCGGCGGGTATTTTGATATTCAGGCGGTTGGGGTCTTGCAGGTCGCGCTCGGCAATGACGCCCTCGGCGTTGGCCGTAACCTCTTCCAGAATTTCCAGTGTTTCGAGATTGCGCAGTACGTCCAGCACTTCGGAGCGTACCTTGGCCGGTGTGCGGGCCGAGAGCTTTTCGCGCGGGAAGCGCAGGTCAACGCGCTCTTTGACCGCCTTGCAGGTGTAATCAAGGGTGCGGATGGTCGTCATGTCCAGCATGCTGATATCCGTAGCGCCTACGGCATTGCGGGTATAGGTGCTGACGGCGCGGACAATCTGCACTGTTTCGCCCGGCCCGACCTCCAGAGGGGTGACGCCGTTTTTGAGCATGGTTTCCTGCTCATTGCGCGAGAGGCGGGCAGCCACGGGGGGCGCGGCAATGCCGGACAAGGCCAGCGTATTGAGGGGGCGGGCGGGGTCCTCTTCGCTGGCGGCTACCGCCGCATAGGCTGCGGCAAGCTCTTCAGGCAGGCTGGCAGTGCCGGGCAGGCAGCCCAAGGATATGCGCCCGCTGTTGATCTGGCCCGCAAGCGTGGTGGCGCTGGCAAGGCTGCCTGTGGTGGTTGTCCAGCCTGTGGCGCGGCGCTGCTCCAGCGGGCCGGAGATGGCCTCCAGATGTTCCCGCAGGGCCGTAAGCTGTTCCTGCGCTGCAAAGGGTACGCAGTAAATAGTGTAGCTGGACGCATAGACAGCGGCCAGCGCGTCTGTAAGATCGGGGTCTTGCTGGCCGCCTGTCATGGCAGTCTTGGTGGCAGTGTACCCCGCCACAGTGCAGGACACGGCCAGGGCGATACGATTGCCCAGAGTACCCTTGTTTTTGGCGGTAAGCGTCAGGGTAGGCGTGCCGTCCTCCGGCGTGGTGATGGCAGCAGTGACGGGCAAATCCTGCGCATCGTTAATGGCCGCTACAAGATCAGCCAGCGTGTCGGCGGCGGCATCCTGATAACCGGCGGCAACGGCAACATAGCTATTGCCCACCGACAGCTTGAGTACCCCGGCGCTGGTGGCCTGCCCGGACAGGGTGACCGTGCCTTTGGCGGCAATGCCTGCGGAATGCGGCGGCACAGGCAGCACGGTGAGATCAATATACGGATAGGCAGTAATGGCGGCCCTGACCATCGTATGCGCCTGACTGCCGTAGCCAAAGAGTGCTGCTGCCGTGGCATCGTCGAATATCTGCACAGGCTCAAGAGGCGCTGCGGATTCCGGCAGTTTCTGTGCTACAATCAGCACGCGCTGTTCGTTGGTGGCAAGGGTGCGCACCGCCAGCCTGGTATTGATTTCAAAATATTTACCCGGTTTGCGGATGCTGGCCGGGAGGTTGTCAAACGAGATATTGGCGCTGGCCATTGGTTACTCCTTCGTCTTTTTGCCCGGCTTGATCGCCTCGGGTACGAGATCGCCATCCACTATGCGGCGGCGGTAGTACGGGCTGTCGGCCACCTGCACGGCGGCGGCATCGTCAATATACGCTGTGGGCTTGTCTTCGCGCGGCACCTTGAGGCCGGGCGCGGCCTTGACTGTAAGCATGGTGGGCATGGCGTCCTCACACTTGGATTTGCAGGGTTATGTGATCTTCCGCTGCCGGTGGGTCTGTAGCCATGTCCTGCGGCGGCTTGAGCCAGTATTGCAGCCGCAGGCAATTCAAACCCGGCAGCGGCGCGGGATTGTTGGCATTGGCAGCGCCGGGGAAAGTCTGGCCGTCCGGCGGCAGGTAGCCGCCGGGCTGGAGCGTTGCGCCGTTTTCCGGCAAGGGCGCCTGCCCCGGCTCACGCAGGCGAACGTCCACTATGGCTGTCCAGTCCTGTGACATGACAGAAAGTGCCTGCGCTGCGGTTTTGGCGCTGAACAGGCTGCGGACACGGCCTGGGCGCAGGTGGTCAACATTATCAAGCCCGAAGTCCTGCATGCAGATGAGCCGGGCCACATCGTCGAGCATCTGATACGTACCCACATTGCCCGGCCCGCCCTTGCGCGTGGCGGCCTCGCTGCGCACACTGCGGTCAGCCACTATGGTGGTAAAGGCAAGCCGGGTGCGGAAACGGGTGCTGGCGGTATTGAGCGGCTCCGGTGCAGTACTGTCCTTGAAGGTTACCCACACAGCGGGCAAGGCGCGGATAACGCCCTGCCAGTCGCCCATGAGTTCGCCGCCGTAAGAGGACACCAGGCGCAGGTACGGCAGCTTTGCCGCCGCAATCTGCTCTATGATGCCGTTTTCAATTTCCATGATGGGCAGCATCAGAACCTCCAGATGCGTTGGCCGGGCTGGAACTGCACGGCGGCATCGTCGGCTTCGGCGGGGTCGCTGCCGTTCTCGTCGGGTAAAAGCAGGTCTGTCACGCCCCTGGCTACGCTTTTAAGCCACGCGGTGGCTTCTTCGTAGCGCCGGATGATGCTCTCGCTCTCCTGGGCGTCACCGCCTGTCAGGTGGTAGCGCGCCATGTCCATAACAAAGCCTTTGAGCGGCTCGGGTGTATCGTCGCCGCTGACAGTCAACGGCACGGCATAGCGCGGGGCAAGGTATGTATCAGCCTCCCGGCTGGCACGGGCCAGCGCGTCAAGCACGCGCTGCCCGTCCAGCGTGGGTTGGCCTTCCGCGTCGTCAGCACCTGGGGCGAGATTAAGCATTTCGTCTTGGCCGAAGTGCGCAGTCATGCCAGCAAGGCTGCCGTAGAGCGTGGGGCCGGGCATGGCTTTAGCCTGCCTTTTTAGCCGCTTTGGCGGCGGTTTTATCGGTTTTGGCCGTAGCCGGAGCTTCGGCCTTGGGCGCGGCAGCGGGCAGATTTTCAACCGGGCCAGTACTGACATTGGCATTGCTGTCAGATTGAACGGGCGTGTCAGTGACGACAAGCTGCGGGTCAGCTTTCAGCCGCGCCAGTTGATCTTCGGTGACGCTAACGGTGCGGCCCTCGGTGTCAAAGCACATGCCGCAACGGCAACGGCGCTCAACAAGGATTCCAGCAGCACCGGGGCGGGCTTTCACGAAAACAGTTATCTTGCTCATGCCGCCCCCTACAGCCACGCGCAGTTGATGATGGTAGCCGCGTCGTAATACTTGTTGCTTTCGCCGCCGTTGATGAGCTGCACACCCACAACGTCCAGGGCTGCGCTGTAGAGCGAGGACGGAACCACCAGCAACGTGCCGGACTTGCCCCCACGGCCAAGGGCAAGAGGACGTCCGCCGTCAGCCTTGTAGCCCTGCATCAGGGCCAGAGCCTTGCCGAAGTTTGCCGCGTTCAGCGTGTCGCGGCAGCACACGGCCTGCTGCCAGAAGCCGAAGCCCGCATTGCAGCGATAGCGCACGCCGTACAGGTATTCATCCTGCGTGAAGACGTGATCCTGTTTGGGGTCGATGATGGCCTGCAATTCCGGCTTGGTGCGTTCCTGAAAAATGAGCGGTTTGAGCGGGCGGCTCGCGTCCAATATGTACCAAGCCAAGCCGGGGTCGCCTGCGGCCGGGTCAATAAGATTGCTGACGGTAACAGCATCGCCGGTGCCGTCGACCTGGGGGTATACGGGATGGTCGGTGTCGAAAAAATTCTGGCCGTCATAGCAAAGCGTGGTCGTGCCTTTGCCCAGCAAGCCAAAAACAAGCTCATCGGGATGGGTGGCGGCGGCATAGCCCATTTCAGCCAGCAGCGGCGTATAGACGCCAAGGTTGTCGTCTTCAATGTCCGTGCGCTGTACGCCCACGGTACCCTCATACAGCTTGTTGGTAATGCTGTAGCCATGTTCCTGCATGGATTTGACGGTGCGAGGGCCAACCCATTCGCGCAGCTTGGGGTACTGACCGAGCCAACCGTAGGTAGTGGACTTGGCAGTGCTGGGTACATGAGTGGCGGCAAGCGCCCATTGGCTGGGGGCCTTGGCCTTGGCGTCTTCAAAGGTCTTGCTAAAGCCCACCCGCATGGATGCGAGCAAGGGGGCGGTAACTATGGCCATGACTATTTGGCCTCCTTGGCTTTGAGGTAATCTGCTTCGGTCATGCCAAGCTGGGCGCAGACGTACTTGTCTTCCGCAGTCAGGGATGCCAAGCCGGCATCGTCGCCGGGCTGACCGCTGGCGGCGCTCTGCTGGCCCTTGAGCGCCTCAATGGGCGTCGCGGCCTTCAGGAACGCCCGCAGGCTGTCGGGGTTGGATTTTGCCATGCCGAGCGCCCAATCCTTGGCGCTGACCGCAAGGCGGCCATCCTTGAGGGCGGCGTCAATATCCGCAGACAGGGCGGCCACGGACTGCGCGCCCTCAAGCTCGGCCACCTTGGCCCGCAATTGCGCGGCCTCGGTCTGCACGCTCTGGAATGTCGCTATACTGACGTACTGCGACGCATCGGGCGGCGTGGCCTTGGCGGTAGCAATCGCGGTTTGCGCGACGGTAAGCGCATCATCCTTGCTTTTGAGCAAGGCAATCAGGTTTTCCTGCGGCAGTGTCGCCAGCGCGGCAGTGCAGGCGGCATCATCCGCAGTTTCGGGCAAGCCAAGAAGCTTGCGCAGCATTGCGAGCAGTTTTTCCATGTGGGGATTTCCTTCCTCAATTGTTTTGGCCTGGGCTGGCTGCATGCCGTCCAGGGCCGGATGGTTGGTAAGCGCAACACTCACAAGATCGAGCACTGCGCCTGTGGTCTTGTCCCAGGCAAACACGGGGCTGATGTACTGATATTCCTTGGCGCGGATGGCGGCCCGCGCGCGGTCTGTCCACTCCACCGTCGCAAACAGTCCCTCGGCGGTTATCTCCAGCCCCTCAATCCAGCCAGCCGCCGGGGCTGGTTGGCCGTTTTTGTCGCTCAAGTGGGTCTGGTGCTCGTAGTCAACAACAGTGCGCGTCTTTCGCCGGAACCAACGATTGACAAGGGCCTGCGCATCATCCGCCGTCAGCCTCCATGCAGTAACCGTGACCCCCGTGATATTGCCGGGGCGACCATCGCGCGCGGCAAAAGACCCCACGGGGAAGACCTGTATGCGGCCTGTGGTTTCGCCATATCCCGTGGACATGGTGGCCTCGTCTGTGAGGGCGACTATGAGTGCGTGCTGTGTGGTGTGCGTGTTCATGGCCCTGGTGTACCAGGGCCGGAGGCGGAAGAAAGACTGGCGCGCGTCAGCGGTTTGTGGATTGCCTGGGATCACCATGTGGCAACGCGCAAAAGAAGGGCGTTAGAAGGGCGTTAGATTTTCTCAAACATCAAAAGACAGGCAACGGCCCATGGCGGGGCAAAACAGGGGCGCAAATCGGGCGACAGCCTATTTACCGAGGAGGGCCGTGCGGGCATAATCGGCAATGATCTCTTTCATGTCCTGTTTGTCGTGCGGGCCAACGCCAAGAAAGCGGCGGCGCGGTATCTCGCTGCCGGGGTGAAAGACCGCCCGGCGTACATAGGACTTGCCGCCCTTGCGCCACGCCAGCGCCTTCTTATCGCGCGGGCGTATCCAGTGCGCGCGGGTGATGCCGCCAAAGCACTGGATTGCGGCATACGTAACGTTGGTGCCGTAACGGGCATAGAGGTGGCCGTATTCCTGATGCATACTTGTGCGCAGTGTGCCGTTGCGTTGCAGCATAGGGCCAGTGTGCCCGGCCTCGGCGCGTTGGCGCTTGTAGTCCGGGGTGAGGCTGGGCCACCTGGCCCCGGTTATGGGGTCAGTCTCGGTTTCAAAGGCGCGTTCTGACGCTTCGGCCATGACCTGGGCAAGCCCCATCATCAAGGGCGTGGTGTCGTTCATCGCATGGACAAGCCGCGTCAGGGCCGCGTCGACTTCGGCGGAATCCAGATTGACTTCAATTTTGAGCATAGTTATTATCTCTGTAGCAAAAGCTGATACGGGCGCGAAAGCGGGTGCTTGACGGAGCGACACCCGCCGTTAGGGGCTTTGAGGAGTACCGTTATACTCCCAAGGCGGAACCTCGTATCAGCTTTTTGTTTTGCCGTGTACAAGCCACCCCTCGCGCAGACTGTCCATATTTTTAGGTGTGCGCTGCATCATGTTCCACAAAAGCGACCCATCGCGGTTGATACGCACGACAACCAGCAGGGCGTATTTCCCCTCACTGAATAATCCAATATAATTCTCACGCAGCTTGCCGTCCGCATGTTCTTTGAGCCAGATTTCATGCGGCTGCTCAAGTGTGGGCAAGATATAATTTGCATAGCGTTCTCGCGCATCGGCCTTTTTGGCTACAAGGTGCGCCAGATTGTCGCGCCAGATAGTGCGCTGGCCCATTGGCGTGGTGATTGTGCGCAGGCGCTCATTGCCCACAAAGCCCAACGCCTTGGCAAGCTGGGCCTCTGCTGCGGCGCGGCTGGGGGCCATTGGCAGCATGGGGGGCGTGGGCTGGCGCTGTGCGGCGGGTACGTCACGCAAGGACGGCAGGCCCATTTTACGCCAGCTCGTGGCGGCACGTTGCAGCGGCTCCGGCATGTTGGCCTTGAGATCGGCTACAAACGTCTGGCCGGGGTTGTAGTCAAAGCCCGCATCAGGGAAAAAGTGAGAACCGTTGGGCATGCGGTAGCCCGTGACCGTGCGCGGCTCGGGCTGCCCGGTATCAGGGTTGCGAATGATGACTTCTTTTTCAATGGCGTCACCGCCGCTGTCTTGCAGCGCGTATCCGCCACGCTTAAAGCCACGCTCTGATAAGGTATCCACCCGGCAGCGACAGTGCCAGCCGTTGGGCGGGTACATGGTCTGCCAGATGGGATCGTCATAACGGTACACAAGCCCGTTCATGGCCGCGTGGCTAGGCCGCGTCCTGGCATCCATGATGGCCATATAGCGCCAATACGGGGCCACGGCAGCACTTTCCACCTGCTGCTTGTAGCGCCCGGCATTGTACGCTGACTGCATGTTTTGACGGTAGATGAGATTAAGGCGGCTGGCGCTGCCGCGCTCCCCCTTGCGCACCTCGCCCGTATCTGGATTGACTATATCCCCCTTGCCCCACCAGCCTTTGCGCTTGAGCGTATCTTCCAGCCCGTGCCGAAACTGCGCCTTGCTCTGGCCTTCGGCAAGGGCTTTTGCCGTGGCGGCCTTGATGTCGGCCAAAAGATCAGCCTTGGTCACGCCAGCAACCGTAAACGCGCGGGCGTGGGCCTCGCGCCATGTGTCTTGCCAGCGGAACGATATTTTATGCCCTTTACTTTCAAAATACCGGATGGCCTCACGCGGGGGCAGATTGCAGGCGTGGGAAAGATCAATATCGGTGCTCATAACAATACCTTTGTGCGGGCGTAAGTTTTGATGCAATGCAAGGACGGCAAATGCCGGGCTGCGGGAGTGTAGAAAAAACTACATGACCAAAGCACGGCATGCCGCCTGACGCCGCAGTGCGCAAAAATCACGCCTGCACCCGCCCCCACACCTCGCTGACAAACAGCGCCCGTGCCATGATTTCGGCCAGCTGGGTTTCGTCCATCTGCGGGTACAACTCGCCCAGACGGGCTTGCATGTCTTCGGGCGACAACCCGGCATCAAGCTCCGCAATCAGTGGGGCAAGTAGTGCCTCGCCTGCCAGCGCCAGAGCCGCGCTGGCCTGCATGCCATCCAGAGCGCCCTGCGCTGCATCCTGCGGGGGGCGTGCCATAGGCCCGGCCTTGGCATGGGCCGTGCGCGTGCTGGCGTCTTCCTGCCCTTGATCCTCCGGCGTAGATACATGTGTGGCCCGGATACGGTCGTTGTCGTCAGCCGCAACGGGCAGCTTGAGCCGTTCCATTATGCCCCTGCTGCTGATGGGCAGGTACGGCGCAAGGCTCGGGATGGCATTGGCGTACAGCTCCAAGTCTTCTGCCTGCTGCGTGTCAAACCGAAAATACGGCAGCAGTTTGCGGTCAGTGATGCCAAGGTTAAGCGCACACAGCGGGGCCACAAGCTGGGCCGTAAGCGTTGATGCCAACTGCGCTGCATCAGCCACAAGCAGATCGTGCCGTATCTCGTTATGTACCATGCCCAGGGCGTGGGTGCTGGTTTTGCCATCCGCCTGACTTGTCAGCGTGCCGCCCAATATGGCCTTGCTCATGCCGCGTTCGCAGCGTTCAACCAACAGCCCCGGTATATCCTGCGTGGCGGGGTTGACCGTTTCAAAAACGATGTCCATACCCTGCGGTATGATGCCCGCCGCATCCTGCCCAAGTGTCCGCAGGGCGTTGAGCAAGGCATGCTTATCATCCTTGCTGCTGCCGGGCGGATATTTGCCCACGCGCATGGGCAGGCCATGAATCTGCGTAAAGGCCATTTCACTATTGAGGGCATAGGCGCGAATGAGGTACGTCCACGCCAGCACACGGAACAGTCCGGCACGCGGCAACCAGCCGCTTTTGCTGCGGTGCTTGTGTACAATCCAGCCCAGGGGCCAAAGAGGCGCACCTTCCAGCGTGCCGTCGCGCAGATGAAGGCAGTTACGGTCGTTTTGCGGGCAGGTAAACCACGACTGCGGGCGGAATGTCAGCTCGGATGGCAAATGAATGCCCTCGGAAAATTCCCACTGAAGCTCAAGAGCGGAAAAGCCGTGGCCGATGCCATCGGCCATATCAAGCAGCACGTCTTCAAAATCCGGCAGCATGTCAAACCATTCACGCACCTTTTCTGCGGCATCTTTGGCTTTGGCGTCGTCGCTGGCGGGTATGATGTTCCAGTCCAGCGTAAGCAGCGCCCGGCGGCGCTTGCCCATCTCGGCCGAGAGGTGATCGCAGCGATCCTCCATATCTGCAAACAGCGCATGCTGTTCCATAATCTGCCCGGCGTCTGCGGCTTCAAGGATGCGCACCAGACGCGCAGGCGTGAGGCCGCGTGTGAGATCGCCCCATTGCTCCAGACAGAGCAAGGACGTAGCAAGGCTGCCCTCTTCGGACTGGCGCGCGCCGTGCAATACGCCGGGGGCGGGTTTGACAGAAGCTGCCCGACGGCGCGGGCGGGGGCGAAACAGAGGCATACTTACCACCTTTGCGGGCTGTAGCCGCCCGCGCAGTCGTCAAAGTCGTCAATATCAGTGCCAACCATGCCGCCAAATGGAGACACGCGCGGCACGCGGATAAAGGCATCCTGCAAGCTCACAAAGCCACGGGTTGCCACGCGCCAGAGCATTTCAAGCGCGTCCGGTCCGTCATCGTGGTCGGCCTTGGGCCAATGGCGCAACTGGTCTATAAGCGTGTGCTGGGTGTGGTGCAGCAGTATGCGGCCTTGCGCCATATAAGGATGCAGGGTTTCAATACGCAAATCTTTGTCCGTGCTGTTTACAACAGGCTGGATAGGCAACGGTGTGCCGCTGGCAATGGCCCGCTGTATGGCAACGTCTGCAAAGAATGCCTGGAACTGCACAGTTTCAACGGCCCACATCAGGCAGTTATACGAGCGTTGCAGGGCAATCATGTCTTGTATGATGCGGTCAGGGTGGCGCTTGCGGATAAGCGCTTCAAGCGTAAACAGACGCATGGTATCACGGTGCAGGCCACCGACAAGCAAAGCCGAGGGGTCGCGGCCCTTGCCTGACTTACCAAGCGACGGGTCACACGCGCCAAAAGGCAGCAAGCCGGAAGGCAGCTCCGTCCACAGCACAATCACACGGGCAAAGGGGGCATTGCCCGTGGACAGCGGGTCGTTTTGCTGTTCGCTGTCAAAGGCGTCATGGTTTTCTGCCCGCTTGCACATGAGCTTGTACAAGGGGCGGTAGCTGGGCCAGCTCACAACCGCGCCCGCGTCCATAGCGGCACGGTTGGCACTGTAATACGCAAGGGCCGCGTCTGGCCCGCCATCCTCGCTTCTGTCGTTGTAGATGGCCTCCCACGTATCCCACAGATCCATATGGTCGGGCCATTTTATGATGCTCTGGAAGCGTTTGCCACGCCACGCGGGCTTTTTGAGCGTGCGCGCCAGCACGGAATCATAATGCAGGATGGTACCCACATAGATGATGTCCATGCTGTCGTCAGCGGGGCCAAGGTTCAGCACCGTAGACATGAGCCAGTTTTCCAGTTTGTCGCGTTGTTCAATACTCTTGACGTTCTCGTCGTTTTCAAGGTCGTCGAGAATAACCAAATCCGGGCGCAATGGGCCATGCCGCAAGCCGCGTATACGCTTGAGCGCGCCAAACGCCTGTATTTTGATATTGCCAGTTGTGACGATAGTGCCCACATTCCAGATGCGGCCAGCCCCGGTGTGTTCGGGGAAGTCCGTTATAAGGCGCGGGTTACTTTCAAGTTCTACCTTGATGCCCTCCAAGAAAGGGGCTGCCTGCTCAAAGGCGTCAGCAATGATAGGTATATACCGCTTGCGCCCGGTAAGCGCGCACCACAGCACCAGCATCAATGTGATGCGAGTAGACTTTGCTTCGCCGCGCGGCGCTGCAAGCGCCTGCTTGATGCCTTCGGGGGCGTCAACAACGGTGGGCAGGTTGGCGTCAATCCACTCATGCAGTGCGCTGGGGCCAGTGGGCTTGCCGCCTACCTGCGTGTAGTGCGGAAAATATGTTTCGCAGAAAAATTTGAAGTTCGTTTGCGCGCATTTACGGCGGGCCTTGGATGCCTTGGCGTCAACCGGGAATGCCGCACAGTTGGCCTCAATAGTGCGGCGCAGAGTGTCGGCATACTCGCCAAGCTGCTGCAAAAACTCCTTTTGCGTGAGGTCTTTCTTAGCCATGCGCGCCCCCAAGCGCCTGCGGCAAACCTGCGGCAAACGGTTCCAGCACCTCTAACAGAGCATGGGCATGCTGCGGGTATTCGCGCTGCACGTACTCACCCAGCAGGCGCAGCACGCGCAGGGCCACGGCAAGCTCGCCCGTTTCTGGCAACACCCTCTTTGAGGCCGCAAGCATTTTATTGAAGCTGTCTGCAAGGCTGGCAAGGGCTTCAACTTTTTTGCCCGCAGGAATGTCTGCGGAGGTCATGACTGTTTCCAGCAGGGTTTTGTGCATGGTAACATAGTCACCCACCATCTGCCGGGCTATGGCCTCCACACCCTCACCTGCAAGCGCCTGCGCGCCGCGCAGCTTGTCCCAATCGTCTCCAGCTTTAAGGGCGCGTGCCTTCCAGCTGCGGAGAGTCGCCAGAGGCACGCCGTGGGCTGTGGATACCTGCGTCAGCGGCAGCATGTCATATATATAGGCCGCACGGGCAGCGTTGCGAGTTTTAGCGTCGTGGGCCATTATTTAAAACCGCCTTTGAAGTATGCGCCGAGGACACCCGACACAAATGACAGCAGGCTGATCAGCACGCCGATAACAGCCCGGCTGCCAGCTTTTTTGCCCTCTTCGAGTACACGAGCCTCACGCAGTTGACGCACCTCCAGTTCAACTTCGCGGAGCCGGTCTGTCGCGTCACCCAGTTGAGCAAGCAATAAATCCAGCTTGGCATTAAGCCGGGCAAGCTGGACCGCGTGATCTGTGTTGGTGTCCATCGGCGGCACCGTGTTTACATCCCCAGACCGGTCAGCACAGTCAGCAGTGCCGCATCAATGGGAGGAAACCCATAATGTGGGAAGTGATAATTCAGGACCGGCCAAAGGATAAAGTGATATAGCAATGCACCGCCAATCACGATGATACTGCCCTTGCCGAAGGGCGTGACCTGTCGCCGTGTGCTTTCGTCGCCCGTCTCGGTGTCAACCGTGGTGACTTTGCGCACAAACATACGGCCAATACCGCCAAGCGCGGCTCCCAAGATTCCCATACTAGCCTCCAATGGTACGCAGCAGCCGCCCTTCGGCAGCGCGGCGGCTCTGGTAACCCGCCCACAAGTCGCCATTACACAAACGGCGGGCGGCGTCCGCCCAATCCTGCCGCACAAATGCCGCCCAGGTGTTTTTGAACTTGGGTATGCTGCCCGGCCCGCGCTGATAGATGATGCTCATAATAGCCGCCTGGGCTTGCCACGGCAGCTGCGCGAAAATTCCGGTTCCGGCATCGCGGTCATAGCGGGCCTGGGCAATGCCAATGTGATGGCGGTGCATGGCTGCATCCAGCTCATCGGCCACGGCCTGGCTGACAAAGAGCGGTAAACGGTGCAGCACGGCCACAGCAGCAGCCTCGCGCTGACCGAGGTAGGGGCGCAGGCTGTTGACCGTGGCGGAACTGACGCCGATACGGACAAGCGTTGCGGCGTCGGTCTGCCCCAAATCAACACCCGTGGCCACGGTTACGCCGCTGACGCCCATGGGCCTGTATCGCTCCGGGTTGGGGCCGCCCCTGTAGTTGGCGGTTCCCCCGCCTACAAGGTCGCACGGTATGTACCCCTGCGTTTGCTGTTTGCCCTCGACCGTTGCCAAAAAGGCGCGGATGCGGGCGGTTTCAATAGGCATGACTGCCTCCTGTTGTTTTGCGGGGCGCAAAAAGGCAAAGCCCGCACTGCCACAATAGTGGCAGCGCGGGCCAAAGAAAGACTGGCGCACGTCAGCGGTTGGTCAGGTCAGTAAGCTTGCCTGCTGCTGGGGCAGTGCAGGAACCGGGGGGGCTGGGCGCTTGAGAGTTCGCCAGATTGTGCGCTCTGTAAGCCGGTAACGGATGGCCAGGCACGTGACAATTTGCCGCTCGGACAATCCGTCCATTGCCAAGTTTTTGCGGTCTGCGAGCAGAGCTGCATCACGCGCCCGCTGCATTGCCGGTTTACAATTGGGAATATACACATCTGTAGCTGCATATTTTTGCGCCAGCGCTTTGGCGGCCGGCTCCCCGATGTGTTTGGCAATGTCTGCCAACATCGTGCGGCCCTGCTCGGTTTCACCGTGCGGGATGCGTAGGGTCAAACCACCGTAGTAGTCTACCATCGTGAGCGCGGCAGACAGGCCGATAACGCGGGCAAGCTCTTGCGCGGACGGCGGCAGCAAGGCAAAGTCCAGCGTTTTAAGACTGGTGGTGCATGCAGCCTGCATAGCCCGCATGGCGTCAAAGTATTCTGCTGCGGTGGGCATTAGATAGCCTCCATTTCCCCATGCTCAACAAAACGTTCATAATCGCAAACGGCAATGTTAAGCATGCGAGAGATTGAACTTTCAACAACCGCGCCTCTGGATTTTTGCCAGCCCGGCAGCCGTACATTGACGTCGCACCTCACAAGCTGGGCAAGGGCAAGGCGCATATAGCCCTCCCAGCTTTTGCATGGCGGCTCTGGATTTTCAGCCGGGTTTTCTACGTGATAGCCCAGCGCCCGGAGTTCGGCGGCGGCAGCGTGAAAGGCAGGATAGTTACATTCAGGCAAGCCTGACATGGGGCCGGATATGTAGATTGTTTTAGGCATGACGCGGCCCCTGCCGCCAAGGCGTCACGTTCAATCCCAGCGTTTCACATTTTTCACGGGCGTTATTCACGTTGTCGTAAGCAAGCACAAGACTAGCTTGAACGCGCTCAAGCCGCAGTTTCGTGTCAGGTGTTCGCCCGGCATGCGAATCGTCATGATCAGCAATTGCCGATTCTTCTTCGATGCAAGCCACCACGAACTCCATGTTTGCCTCATTAAGCTCAAGTAGTGCGCTGACCTGCTCTTGGAGCTTCGCGGCTTCAGCCTCAGACGATTCCAATGCATCGAGATAATAACAAAAAACAAACTTTAGAGGCTTGAGCAAAGGGCCGAAACAATAGCGTTCAAACATTGCCCGCACATCTTCCCGCCCCTTTGGCGTCAAAAGTTCTGCCATGTCTTCCGGCATGATCGTCGTGTCAGTCATAATTATTCTCCCTCCCGGCCTTGCTGACACACCAGCGCCGCTACGCAAGCTGTGAGTTGCGGGCGGTCAGCAGTGCCAAGCGTGGCGCTATTTCTTGTTTGACGTTTTATGATTTCTTCCGCGTAGGACAGGGGGCGCTCAATGCTTTTGCACAGGGCCGCAATCTTGGCATGCAGCGGGCGCAGGGCTGCGGGTATCGCCGTAGATTGTCCCGCCCTGGGGCGCGGCTGCCAGCCCTTGTTGCGCATTTCGGCCAGCACGGCCTTGAGCTGCGGCACGCTGCACTTGCCTGCGCTATTACGCCCTGTGACAGATGAAAGCAGATTGCGGTATGTGTCCTCGTCAAGGCCCATGTCACCAGCGGCAATATGCACACTGGCAATCAAGCCTTTGCGGTACGCTGCGGCACGGCTGTCTTGCGTCCTCATGGTTTTGTTCTCCTTATGGGGTGGACGGTCACGTCTTCCACGGGAACAAACAGCCGCGTACCGTCCACGCTGACATTGACCATCCAGCGCCCGGATGCGTCGAGAATCGGCGCGGAATTCGTCCAGGTACCGATGTACCGGGGCAAACCGTCAACCCACCGGCATACAGATACGCGGCAGGGGTACGGCATGTCCGGGGCTTCGGGTGTTGCTGCAAAGCCCTCAAGGGCAACCTCGGCAATAAGCCCCGCCAAGGCTTCACGGAAAAAATAGCGGTGCGATCCGTCAGGGGCATCAAGCCAGCAACGGTTAACACGTATCCGGTAAGCGCCGTCCGGCCCGCCGTGATCTTCGGCGGGCGACAGCTCAAACCGTGTACGCCGCGTGTCAATTCTGACACTAAATGAATGTGGAAATTTACGCTTGTCCACGTTCCATCCCCTTGGGCGTCTGCTGGCAAGCATCGTTAAGCGCCCGCAGCATGACCTTGATCATTGCTTGCGTTTTCTCCGGGTCGCGGCGGCCACGATGCACCATGCACACGATGGATTCATCGCTGTTATCGCGGATGTACCAAGCGTTGGCGGCGGTTTTGCGCAAGGTGAAACGTTGCAGATTCTTGGGCATGGCCTTAGTCCTCCTGCCTCATTACGCGGGCTTTAAGGCCGTCAGCAAAGCGGCGCACATCTTCAAGCGCCGAATCCATATTACCGTTAATCCAGCCACGCCCCTTGGGGATAAGAAAGCTCTTGCCGTCATAGGTATGGGTAGAAAGGACATTGACAGCGTTTTTCACCGCAGTTTCAGGCCCGGTTATGAGGGGCAGCGCGCCGGACGGGCAACGCGAACCAAACTCAATAAGACCAGAGGCCCAGCAATACGCACATATTTTTCTCATAGCGTTATCCCTTGGCTGCTCATCAGGCCGGAGCCGCCACGCCCCGACGACCGCCCCGCAGGGCGGTTTCGCTATTAGACTGCCTGCGCGACAGTTTCATCATCCGTCGGAATGGATTCCTGGGGGATGTCAATAAAAAAGGTGTCTCTCTGTTGGCGCTTGCACCCCACCAAAGACAAACGCTCGTCAGGCCAAGCCAGCATACGTTCTTTATTCAACTCTTCTTTCAGACGAATGCCGTCAGTCAGCCCAAGCTCATGGCAGCGGGCCAAGGACATTTCCACAGTCACTCCGCGCTCTTGGGTGATGGCCGTGGATGCACGGAAGCCTATTTTGCCATGTCCCAAGTCAAGGGTTTTAGCCGAGCGAAACAGCTCTGCTTTATACAGCTTTGCCCATACGGCCACGCCATTTGCAAGCTCTGCGCGGCGAGCGGCAATACTGTTCGCGCGTTGGCGCGCACGGGCTTTGGCTGCGTCTATTTCCGCCTGCATGTCGCATTCTATGGCCGCCATCTGGCGATCAAGGGCGGCTATTTCGGCCACAGCCACTGTGGCCTCGCGTTTGTCGGCAATAACAATAGGAGTAGGTTTGAGGCGTGCCATGTTATTCTCCTGTATACAGGTTGCATTGTTGGCACTCCCGCCACTGGCGGAGCGCGAAGGGGTTTGAAGTGGGGATAGGTGCGGCGCGACGGGCAGCGCAGATATCAGCACTGCGAGTGTCGCCGTATACCGGGCAGACGGCCAAGGTCGCCATGATGCGCGCGGCCATGTTGCCCGTGCTGCCCGGATATTTGCCGTTAAGTAGCAGACTCAAGCTGCTGCGGGCCACGCCCAGGCGGCGGGCAACATCAGTCACGTTTGTGACGGCAACAGCCTGCTCAAGCAGCGTCCGCCATTCTGCGGGAGAGCAATCAGACATGACTGCCCCCGATATACACGGTTTTGCCCGTGTTACGGTCTGTGACGGTCTTTTCCACACGGTTATACGAGGGGGCCTTGGGGCCGGTATTGGCGTCTGGCCGCAGAAAATACGCTCCCGTGCGGGCCGTCTTGCCAAGCATGCCCGCGCGCCAGAGTGCGCGGCAGTAGTTCTTAAGATTGTCCTCTGCGCCGCGCTCGGAGCCATCGCATACAGTGCGCAGCAGATCAGCCACGGTTGCCATGTTTGCCATGCGCAGCACGTTCCACGCCTTCTGGCGCAGGGTGCGGCCTTCGCTGGTGGCGGCACGGCCAGCCCGCTGGCATGGCAGAAAGCCGCCTACCTGCGTCCATTGCTGCCCGGCTGCCGTCAGGCCGTGCATGTTGTCTTCTGTGGTGTGGATAAGGCCATAGCTGCGCAGGCAGCGGCACACGGTACACACTCCGTCGCTGGTTACCCCGAGGGCTGCGGCCAGTTGCCGCGTGTAGCATGCGCCGTGCTCGGCAAGGTGATGCATCACACGCTCGGACAAAACAGCCATGACTACGCAACCGCCTTGCGCACAGTTTTGGCCGTGCGGCTCTGCCAGTCATGCGCCAGTTCCACTCCCGCGAAGTGGGCCACGTCAAGCTTGCCGGTGAGGCCGTTGGCCTTGGCAAGCTGCTCTATACGGGCCAGCACGTTGAGCACTTCACGCATGCGCCCGGCAGACAGCCGCAACACTTCACCCGCCAGTGCCGGGGTCAACTCGTATTCGCAGAGCTTGGCGCAAGCCAAGGCCACGTCCGCAGCAGTGCAGGGACCGAACTCAACCACCTGGGCAATACGCGAGGATATTTGCTTGTGACGGCTGATATTGCGCTGTATCTGTTCCATACCGATCAGCACCACGGTGACCTCGGCGCGGTCGGAGAAGTCGCGGATTTTCTCCAGTACGCTGGCGGAATCCCGCAAGGTGAACTCGCTCTCATCAATGATGATTGGAGACTGACGCTCAATCAGCACCCGCAGGCAACGCTCAAACAGTTGCTGGGCCGTGCCGCGCGAATCCACGTTGAGCGCCTTGGCAAGCTCCACAAGAAAGTATTTTGGCGTCCAATCCACGTTAGCGCGCAGATACACGGCTCCGGCTTCCTCGGCCCAACGGTAAACAATGTGCGACTTGCCCAAGCCCGGTTGGCCGTGAACAAGCATCATGCCAGCCTCGGCAGCGCCGCGCGCTTCCACGGCTTTGACCCCAGCCGTAAACCGGGCGTAGTTTTCGGTTTTTACAAATCCTTGACGCATTTGCATTCTCCTTTGTTAAGCAATGCCTTCCACGTCGAGCAGGTCACGCATGTCTGCGTATTCCTCGCCCTTGCGGTAATTGGTCAGAAATTCAATGTCTGCCGTTGTCTGCTGCGCGGGGTTGCGCATCAGCCAGCGGTAGCGGTCAAACGTGTTGGCAAAGAGGGGGCGCGCGGCTTGAGCCGTGGGGGCGTCTGCCTCTATCATTTCCGGGGCCGCCACGGCCTCACAGGCAGCAGACATGTCAATGACTGTGGGTTGTGTGCTGTCGGCCAAGGCGGGGCGCAAGACGTCGGGAAGGATTATTTCCGCACCGGGGGCCACGCGCTGAAGCTTGGCATCTATGCGTTTGACCTGCGCCTTGGCGCGCTTGTCGCGGGCGTCTTGGACGCGGCTTTCCGCAAAGTACGGGCTGGTGTTGCCTTCAAGTGTGGCCTCGCATATCTGCCTGCCGTCGAGCGTCCAGCACGAGATGCGGCTGCTGTCCCAAATGTCGTAGCGGGCTTCGACGTATTGGCCGTGGTAGTCTTCTAGTTCCGGCGCGTAGTAAAAGCCGTTAAACATTTGTATCCAGCAATTACGACACTTGCGACGCTCACCGGGCATGAACAGTTCAGCGCCCATGCCGTGCGGCACCAGCACAGGTTCAAAGCCGCGTTGCTCAAATGTGGCCCAAAATTCGTTGGGGCTGTAATGCACCATGCGGCCCTCCGCATCGCGGTAACGCGGCAACCCACGGTGCGGCGTGGCGTTATATTCCTCCACACGGGCGAGGATGTGCTTTTTGCATTCGTCCCAAGTGGGCAGGATGGCGCGTTTACCGTTTTTGAGGGCGGCGCGGCTGGCCTTGAAATTGCGGTGGGCGGCGTCCGTGTCCATAAGCGCCCCGGTGTAGCTGGCAAGCCCCTGCGCGGCGCGTACCCACAGTGTTTTGACGGCGCGCTCCATGAGACCCTTACCCTGCGGGCGGCCCGGAATGGCATTGCAAGGCGAGATGCCAAGGCGTTGAAACATGCCAGTGCGGTCATCAAGCAGTAGCTTGTTATAATAGCCGGGGCCGGAGTCGCTATAAAACATAGCTGGTATGCCCGCCCACAGGCAGGCCATGCGCAGGGCGTCAAGCACGGTCAGCTTGCTTTCAGACAGCGCAATACTGATGCCCACGCAACGGCGGGTTGCCACGTCGATGATGGCCGTAATCTCGGGTTTGAAGGGCTGCCCGTGGTCAGGGTGGAGCACCTCGGCGTCAAACGTGGTGCCGTCCGCCGTGTACACATCGCCGGGCCACAGTTCAGACGTGTCGCGGCGCTGGTAGGGCCGCAGCTTCAAAAGAGCGTTGCCAGTGGCGCGGCCAGCTTCACGGGCCGGGGCGCTCATCTTATTGAGAGCGCGGCGCACGGCATATATGGAGGGCGGCGTTTCTCCACGCTTTTTCAGGGCGCGGGCAAATTCGTCATAAGCGAGGGCAACGGTGGGATGCTGTGGCTTCTGGTAGTACTCGAGGAATGCTTCAAACCAATCCGGCAACGGCTCGGACTTGCGAAAGGCGGGCAACAGCGCAGCTTCGCCGCCCTCGGCGTAATCAGACGCCCAGCGGTACAGGCTGCGGCGCGACAGCGTGCCGCCGCGCTTGCAGGCTGTGGCCGTGCTGATAAGCTCTTGCAGCACCGGGGCAAGGCTGCCAAGGCGCGAGGCTGACACAAGGTGCTGCACTGCCTTTTCTTTGCCCACAATGCCGGACAGGCGCTCAATCTCGCGCACAAACGCAAGCCGGGCCGTGGCTACGGTGCGCTCACGATCAGAGGCGCGGGTCCATTCCGGCGACCCGGCCGGGGTTGACACTGTGCCAACCGTGCCGCCAACGATGACGGGAGCGTTAGAATTAGGCGCGCTGGCGGCTGCCGCGCGGGCTTCGCGCAGCATGGCAGAGGCAATTGCATCGCGCGTGGCCGGGGGCATGCTGGAGATTATCCAGAGCTTGCCACCTGTACGCCTGGACCGGGACATCCACCCCCAATTTTCAGTCTTTGCACGCTTCTCTATGGCTTGCCGGGTCACCCCGAACAAACAAACAAGCTCTTGCGTTGTATATGCCTCTGTTGCCATTGCCATAGCCTGTTCCTACTGCGCCGCCCGGCGTGGGTCGCAAAGCAGGTTTTCCGGCACGCCGTGTTTACGAAACCAATCAAGTACAACAGGACTATGTATCTCGCCGCTGACCGTACGGGCAACTGCAACGCCAGACACACCAAGCATGCGCCCCAGAGCCGCATAAGATGGTACTGCGTTAGCATCCATCACTTCCCGCAAGCGCCAGCGGTACTTGCAACGCTTTGCACCAAGTTCAAGGCGCTGTGGGGCCGACACACGGCTCATAGTTCTTCCTCCAGTTTGCGTGCCTGTTTTCGGGCTTTCTTTTGGTCAATGATGGCGCGGGCGTAGTCCCGCAGCTTGCGATCATCTTCCGTCATGATGTCCAGCCCCACACTGCGCAGCATGGCGCGCAAGTGAGCCGGGTTGCCTGTGGCCTTGTAGTAGGCCAGCAGCATCAGGACAGACGGAGGCCGGGAATCGTCAGACGGGGATAAAATTTTGTGCAGCATCTCTTCGCTGATGCCGCTTGCGTTACCGCCCGTCAGCTTGACGCCGGATGCCCGCGCTATGGCATTGAGCTTGTCCGGCAGCGCCTTGCGCCCCTCGCCCTCTGGCGCACCAGCAATGCCGCGCATTGCCGCCTTGATGGCGGGCAATGCTCCGGCAAGCTGGGCGATATCTTCTATGAGGGAGAGTTGGCGCACAAGATTACCTTTGACTACCTAATCAGCTGGTTGATTACGCTTTTGCCGTGCAAGGCGTTCTTGAGCAATTTTCGCACACCGCTTGCACTTATCCTCTTCAGAAAGCTCCATAAAAGCTGTAAACGTCACGGCACTACAAAGCCTCCCGTCACTGCGATTAGACGGACATGCAGGCCAAGGGCTGCTATCAAATTGGCGTAAATGTGTTTTCATGCTGCCTCCGCTTGTCCAAAATTTGGTTTGGTCTGGACGTTGACCCTATGCGCGGCGGCCTGTTAGTTTGGTTTTGCGTGTAAATATTAACCGCCCGCAAGATCGTTTTGACCTGTTTTTCTTGTCTGGTCAAGAAGATTTTCAGGTTGCAAGAAAAGATATTCTAGTCTTTTTGTAACATGGCGAAAACACACCAAAAACAGAGCACCAGCAGGTTGCAGTTTTTGGTTGCAGGTTTATCAATGGAAGATGCAACCTATCTTGACGTCTTTGAACGTCTCAAAATAGCAGCAAGTGCAACGTCAGACCAAGAGCTTGCCGTCAAGCTTGGCCTGTCTAAACAGTCAATTGCAGATGCAAGGTCAAGGAAAACCGTACCTCCCGCATGGATTCCCAAAGCGGCGCAACTTTTTGGAGTGTCAACAGACTGGCTTTTTTTTGGGGGGCAGCACTTAGATGCCCTGAAAAACACAGGTTTGTCCCAGGCATGTTGTGATGTAGAACTGAAGCTTATTCCGATGGCGGAAGCCCGCCTTTCGGCAGGGAACGGTAGTCTCGAGGTGAACGGAGACTGCGAGAGAAGCTATGCCTTCCGCATGGACTTCCTGTTGCGCAAGGGCAATCCAGACAAAATGGTTCTGATGCGCGTAGCTGGCGACAGCATGCAGCCAGAGATCATGGATGGAGACGTGGTTCTGTTGGACCAGAGCAAAACGAACATCATCCCAGGCAGGATTTTTGCGGTAGGATTCGAAGAGGCTATCTATCTGAAAAGAATAGATATGATACCGGGAAAAGTAATTTTAAAAAGCGTCAATGAAGAGGCGTACCCGCCCATTGAGCTTGATATGCGTGGTGATATGGCTGAGTTCTTCCGCGTGATCGGTAAGGTTATCTGGAGCGGCCGCGAGTACCGCTAG